TCCGCACCGTGTCAAGAAATCTTCCTTCATCGGAACCGTTAATAATAATGTAGTCGCATTCTAGTTGTTCACACAATGCTCTGGCAATGGTAGTCTTGCCAATGCCAGGAGGTCCTGACAGAAGGAGATTAGGAATCTCACCCTTATCTAGGAACTCTTGAAACATAGTTTTTGTTTCCTCTGGGAGGATACAATCACTGATGGTTTTGGGACGATACTTTTCGACCCAAAGAAATTCATCACGCATAATTAAAAACAAAATTCAATAAGTTTTTGACCCACGGCTTGAGGTTTGTCCTCATAGTATAACGCTTCTGCTTCATTATCCCAAGCATCATTTGCTATTGTGCCAGGATAATAATTGTTTTTACAGAACTGTGCAGCATGAAGTGCCTCATGATCAATGGTTCTATTAAACTCCAAGACCTGTCTTGGTTTGTTAGGAAAAACTTCCTTGATAGACTCAGTGCAGACAACAATCATGATTGATTTATTCTCTGCATCCGAAGTTGCAAATCCAGAGTAATGCCCTTCGGCACAAAAACCAACATCTTGATAGACAGGAATATCTGCCTTTCTCAATAGAGCGAGAATGGTTTCCCTCTCTGGTGTGAGATATGGAATGTCATCAAACATAGTTTACACCCATGCGGGTTTGCGATCGGGTAACCTACGATAATTATCCTTCACCCATGGTTTAGAAGAGATGTACATCCTGTAAGCAGTGAATGTATCAATGCTATCATCAAACTTCCATTCTTCTGGCATGGCACGAGCAAACTCATCTGCCATACAATAGCAAGTGATAGATTTACCAGAGTGTTTATGAAACATCTTCTTTGCTGCAAACAGAGTCGGCAGGCAAGAATGCAGTTTACCAAACCTCTGACGATACTCTTCACACAGAGAGAGCCCGTGTGCGATTAACCATGCAGTGTTATAGTGGTTCTTTGCTGCCCAGACAGTGCAGGGGTGATTACGAAACGCACCTTTCTTGGTTGCATAGTATCCACCATCTTTCTTTGGCAGTGGACCCCAATCATAATACCAGTCGCTGTAGATGATAGAAAGCATCTGACAGCACTCTAGTGGCATCTTCACAATGTGTTTGTCAGGTAAAACCCTGGCAGACCAGTGAGGACTTTGCTCAGTAACAAAGATGTTCATTCAGGATGACCGTGAGGATCTTCGTCTAAAGGACGTATGAATTGTGATGAAACAATGGAACTTGCTTGCATTGAGTCATACATGTATCTTACTGCAGAATCTGGTAGTGTGTGATCTCCACAAGTGAAAACGTCACAGACTGCCATACACTTCTCTGGCCAAGTGTGCATACTAATATGAGACTCTGCTAGCAGTGCAACTGCTGTTACGCCATAGGGATCGAACTTATGTGATGAGATGTCCAAGAGTGTGCTCTGTGCCATTACAGCGGCATTTACAAGGACATTACGAATGTATGATTCATCATCACATAGTGCAAATGGTGTTCCCCTGAGAGTAAAGAGAATGTGTCTCATAGTCGTTTTGCACTACCAATTACCTTTGATTTAGGAACAATTTGTTTAAATTGTTTTTCGGCTTCTATGGAACTCTCTGCAACAATCTCATGATAGAAGTAGTGAGTTCCATACTCTGGCAGAATATACTTTATCTGCCAACTAGAACTAGCCATTGTAGGTAGAGTCAGGTTCTAAAGCTATGTAGTAATTCAGACTGTAAGAGTTATTGGTGAACCGTGAAAGAAGTTTGCTAGAAATAACAACATCATAGGAACCAGGAACAATCTTGATGTTCTCAACCTTGAAGTTGAAAGTAAACTCTTTCTCAGTCTCACCAACAACAATCTCGAACTGGTTAGAGTTATCGTTCTTCTTATCACGAACAACCATTTTGATAACACCCGCTTCACCAACAACAGCAAGGTCAGGCAGTTGATAGACCTGTGCTGCCTTCAGCAGTTTATCCAGTTGAGTGCTCTCCAGTTGAAATTCAATATCTTCACTGGGCAAACTGATTGCTTTCTCAGGAGGTGCAACAATCACGCTAGGGTCTGCAAAAGCAAACTTAGCACGAGACTTGCCTTCCTTGATCAGAAGATAAGAATCATTCTTGAAATCAAGTTCAGGATTCTGGTGAAGTGACAGACCATTCAGGAACTGACTAAGATCGTAGATAGCAAAATCACGATCGAATTCTTCATCAACCTCTGCCTCTGCAAGAATGTTCTTCATCACCGAGATGGTGCGAAGTTTAGAACCCTCTTTAACCAGAATAGATTGGTTAATTGAAGAGAAGTTCTTCAGCAGAGTCAGGGTCTTATCAGAAAGTTTCATAAGGGGTTTCAATTTCATTGTTTTGACCAGAGAAGTGGTAGAGAAGAATTGCGTAGTGGATGATCTTCATGATATCCATTTTAGCAGATCCCTTCTTATCATAACGAGATGCATACTTAAGAATGTTGCTGCGGCAGAAAGCCTCAGCATCACCCACAGATTCGATAAGATCTAGCGTTTGAATCTTAGAAGAATAGTGAGCAGAATATGTACGAGTAATATAATCTTCTACTTCCTTAATGGTCAAATCTTCGTGATACTTCCATTTAGGATTTGTTTTTTGTGGTTCCTTATTTGTCATTGCAGACATCATTTCTAAATTAACAGTGTTTACACTATCAAGATAATTTTGGTATTTGTCATCTAATTGCTGAAAATATTCATCTCCAGCATGGGGTGATTGATCAGCCATATTCAATTCATCATAGAGCAGACTCCAAGCATTCACCATTATATCAAACCTCCTGATTCACGTCAACTTCGGAATCTACGGCATCATACAAACTCAAGAATGCTTGTTTGGTTTCATCATCAAAGCGATTGAGACCAAGATTGATTGCTTTCACTTTATCGTGGAAGATGCTGTATGCCTTGATAATATGAATGAGACGACGGGTGCTGATGACTTCATCGATACCACCATCATAGAAGGTCTTACGAATGATATCTGCCCAATCACACAGACGCTTGCAGAAGTCAGGAGCAACTACTTTAAGATCACGAGCAACACCTTGCAGAATCTTTGCCTCTACAGCAGTAGGAGGATACTGCTGCTCAAAGGTCAGAGCAAAACGTTCAAGGAATGCTTCATTCAGAACATTGGTGCCAATGAAACGACCGTCTTCAGAACCCTTACCCTTAGTGTTGGCAGTGGCAATAACGTTGAATCCAGCAGCAGGGTGAACCCAACGACCGATCTTCTTGAGGAAGACACCCTTACCTTCTAGAATGGACTGAAGGCAGAGGATTTTATTGGAAGCCAAGTCGATCTCGTCAAGGAGAAGGATTGCTCCACGTTCGAGTGCTTCGATGACGGGACCGTTATGCCATGCAGTATTTCCATCAACAAGCCTAAACCCACCGATAAGGTCATCTTCATCGGTTTCAATAGTAATGTTTACACGAATCAACTCCCGACCCAACTGAGCACAGGCTTGTTCGACCGAGAACGTTTTACCATTACCCGAAAGACCCGTAATAAACGTGGGATAGAAGGTGTTGGACTGAATAATCTTGCGAATATCGTTAAAGTTACCAAACTTGACGAAGGTATCATCTTTCTGAGGGATAAGGTTTTGCTCTACTGCAGGCACAGCAGCGGGTGCTTTGAAAGTTTGTTCCAGTTTTTCTTGGACTGTAAGGTCCCACTTACCACGACCATCTTTGTAGTCTTCAAGTTTTTTCGTGACGGTAGGATAAGACACACCATTCATCGCACAGTATGCACGAAGATCAGCAGATGTAACATTGTTACCGTACAAACTACGGAGTTCTACAAGGAGGTTCTCGGTGTTCAAACGGATAGTCATTTCGGAGTTCATTTGTATGTATACATTATAATCCAAAAAAGCGGGTCTTTGACCCGCAGTGGACAGTTGCTCAAGCGACCATCGCAATGAATTCATTCAGAACTTTCTTGTTCATCTTCTTGGATGCAAGAGACTTCTTGAATGCACTACGGATAGTTGATTTCTTAGCACCCTCTTCGACTTCAAACTCGGTACTGTTGGACAGAGCTGTAGAGACCATCAAGAAAAATGCATCGTATCCAGTGTCAGAAAGGGTGGCAGTCTTTTCCTTTGTCAACTTTGTACAAATAGGATCAATCTTCTTGAAATCATGATTGCAATGCATACGAACCATACGTTTTGCATCACCACTTCCAGCGATACGAATGCCGATGAAGTTAACGTTGGGGAAGTTAAGTTTCAGATTCTCAAGCATAGACTGAGTGAACTTCCAATATTCATATGGGAACAGTGTCATGGTTCCAGTCTTACGGTCACGGAAGACGGTACGACCATCATCGCAGGTACGCACACCCCAGCGACCATCGTCACCATCACCCAACTGGGTAGGATATTTCCACCAGAAAGTGCGGTGGAGTGGTTGTGCCTCACCATCAGTGAGAATCACACAGTTCACATTTTGCAGACCATGTTGTTTGATAAAGTTAGGGATGATCTCATAAAGACAGAGAATACTTTCGTTGAGAGGAGTGCCACTCAGACCCAAGAAAGGTGCCTGTGGATATGAAGTATAGACATACTGACCGTCCATCTTAAAACGTCCTGCGCAAATAGAACAGACGTTCCTCCAAATATTCAGAAGTTGCTTTTCAGATTCCTTATTGCTCATCTTACTGGTCAGCAGATTCATCAATCCAAAACGATCTGGCAGAGCAAAAACACCTTCCTCCCTCACAAAGAGTGGTTCATCACCGACAAATTGAGTGGGATTATCCAACGTAAAAGCATACACATCATAAGGGATATTCACCTTACGGCAGAACCAAATCAGGTTGTACAACTGCTTGATAGTATCTACCAGGCAGTCACTCATAGAACCAGACCAGTCAAGAATGAATAGAAGTCCATGATTCTTGCCTTCAGGAACAACAGTCACTTTTTTGAAAAGATCGTCATTGTACTTGTAGGTATGTAACTTAGTGCAATCAAGCACACCTGTCCTTGCAATACTGGAGCGGGAATACTGATTTGCAGACTTCTTCATCTCAAACTCTTTGACCAGATAGTTAACTTCTTTCTGGGCAGACTTCTTAAAACTGTTGTAATAAGAATCAATGTGATCAAAACATGTATCGGTTCCAATCTGTTCCCACCATTCACCGATACGATCGTGAATATGTTTGTTGGAAGTAATAATACGGTGCAGGTTTAACTTAGGACGAGAGACGTAATTGTTCTGCTGTGCATGAGGACTAGAAAGATCTGAGATATTTTCATCAAAAGAATTTTGAGTCTTCAACTCTTCTTCAATTTGATCTTCAAATCCACTCTTAGCGTCTGGTTGATCAAAGTCACCAGACATATCATCACTATCCTTTTGATAACTAGGAGTATTCAGGTCTGCGTCTTCACGAAGTTCTCCTTCTTCAGACTCTTCTCCATCATCAACATCAGTATCTTGAGTGTCTTCTCCGCTTGATGAATTAGCAACTTTCTCTTGTTGCGTCTCAGGAGACTTCATAAAGAGGAAGATTGCCTTAGCAGCTTCGATTGCTTCTTCAAAAGTTTCTGCTGCAGCAGTTTGATCAACCAGAACCTGTTCCTCAGGAGTGAATGAAACCTTGAGGAAGGAACCAATTTTGAAATAAAGGTTGACACGATCTGCCAGATTCATTGAGTCAATATCTTCATCAGCAACATTGAAGAAATCTTGATCAGACAGTTCACTGTATCCACGATAGAAGGTCTTGGGAAGACCAGGATATTTACGCTTCATCAACTTCTCAATGCGAGCATCTTCTGTGATGTTCACAAAACCCATTGGAACACCCTCAACATCCTCATCTGGAGTGAATAGGGCATGTCCAACTTCATGAGACACCAGAAGGTCATACACAGTCTCAGAAGCACGGTTCCAGACAGGCAAAGTAAGAAGACGACGATGCACGTCAAACGATGCTGTAGAGACCTGCCTGTGCTCAATAATCAGATCTTCAGTAGCTAAAAGTTTTGCGAGTGTACCTTTGACTTCTTGAACAGACATCCGAGAACCATTCGTATGTACCCATTATACGACGAAAGGGACCCGTAGGTCCCCACAGTGGACAGTTCTAAAAGTGTCAACTCACCATTTTGCTGAAACCTTTGAACTTCTCAAACTTGATAACGTTTTCGAATTTATCATACATCTCTGTCTTATGACTGATAACAAAGATGTTTGCGTCTTTGATTACAAACCTAATGATCTTAAGGAAGTCATCTGTTCCAAATCCATCAAGCGATGAATCAAAAACTTCGTCCATGATCAGGAGGTTTGTGTTTGCAGAGTTTTTAAATCTTGCAACCTCTCTCCAGGTAAAAAGAAGGGCTAAATCAATTCTCATTTTCTCACCCTCAGAAAAAGACGAATACGAGAACTTATCGTGAATGGGTGATTTAATTGTCTCGTTAAACTCTTCATCGAGTTTGAAGTTGATGTAAAAATCCATCAACTGAAGATAACGATTAACCTGTTGATTAATAAGTGGGAGATATTTTTTGATGATTTTAGTCTTGACACCACCGTCCTTAAGGAGATCGTATGCAAAACTCTGATAGTTAACCTCTTCCTTTCTATCAGCAAGTTGTTTGAAAATGGATTGAAGCCCTTCTCTTAGTTCTTCTAACTTCTCATGTTCAGAATTTCTGTTTTGTAACTGATCGGTAATAGTTTGAATTTCCGATTGTAGATCTCTTGACTGTCGTTGCAGTCCAGAAATTCTAGTATTGTTTTGAGAAATGCCATGTGTTAGAGAAGTGACCTCCTTTGTTAGATTGTTGAAGAGAAGCTCTCGGTTTTCTTCCTCCTTTATCGACTCCTCCAGTTTTTGAAAACCTTCTTGGAGTTCCTTTAACTTAGATTGAGCTTCACTGATATTATCTAGGCGAAAAGTCTCTTCAATATCCTGCTTACAGGTAGGGCATACCGAATTTTCTTTAAAGAACTTATAGTTTTCAGTAAGAGTTGATACTTTTTGAGACAGAGTGCCTTTAATGTTACCAAGTTTTCTAAGTCTTTTGCCAGCATTTGAAAACTTAGATACCTCATCTTGCTTATCATCAAGACTATGATTGAGTTTTCTGTTTTTCAACATCAAATCATCAATACTATTATCAATATCTTTTATTTTCGCATACTTTTGATTGATTGTTTCCATCCCCCTGGCTTCCAGGTCTTCGATGAAGTGTTCTTGCATTGCAACTTTGTCTTTGCAAGCGTTCTTCTTAATTTCTAGAGACTTGATACCCTCCTTATTCTGTCGGATATCCTCTTTGATGAGATTATTCATCGCAGAGAACACACGAATATCAAGCAGGTCCTCAATCACTTCACGTCGATGAGATGATTGGAGTTGCATGAACGGAGTAAAACCAGCAGAACCCAAGATAACAATCTGAGTGAAAGACTTATAGTTCAGTTTGAGAATGTTCTCCTCAAGAATCTTCTGGTTGGCACGATCATCTGCCTCCTTGTGAAGCATCTCACCATTTACTTTGATATCAAAGATGTTGGGTTTGATACCACGAGTGACAGTGTAAGATTTACCGCCAACTTTAAAATCAATCTCAACCACACAACCTTTCTCATTGGTAGAGTTTACCAACTGTGGTTTGTTGATCTTACGATATGGTTTATTAAACAAAACAAAACAAAGTGCATCCAAGATGGTGGACTTGCCAGCACCGTTTGTTCCTAAGATAAGGTTGGTGTTTTTTTCAGTAAAAGAAATACTAGTGGGAACGTCTCCTGTACTTAAGAAATTTTTCCATGTAATTTTTTCAAACAGAATCATCTTCTTCGTCAGGGGGAATCACAATGTCTTCTGGACCGATGACAGCATATTTGTAATTATAAGCCTGACATGCTTTTAACGCAAGCTCATCGTCCACTTCTACTACATTTAATTTCTTATGCTTATCTTTATTTTCACGCAGTAACATCAAGTATCTTTCTGCATCATCTTCCTGTTCAAACAGAAACAAAACGTTGTCACCCATACGGTCAGCAACTGCATACGCTCCTGCGGAATTTTCGGATGCAAGAAGAT